AATTTCGTATCTGTATTAAACAAAGACCATACTGTCATTTTACTGTGGTTCATGACAATCCACCAGAGTTTTTAAATCACTTGCAGACAGGAACTGATTTGGGTAATACCTCTTTGATGACCTATGCAGAGTTTAAAACGAAAGTCCTAAACCCAGTCGGTTAAACTTATCTCGCCAACGATAGAAGTTAGCGTTGTGATTAGAATAAACATCGCGATCCACAGTCATTTGATGCAAATGAACCATCTCGTGTGCAAGAGTCTCGATAAAGTCTTTCCAGGTGTCGAAGCGTTTTCTTAATTCAATTTTAAATTCAATACCTTTATGAGGCAGTTGATCCACCGGCAATGCTCGCTTGTTAACAGCTTTAATTTTTCTTGCGTCCCATATGCAAAAACATTGTCCCATACAATTAGTTAACTGACGAAGCTCCATGAGTGGCATCTGCAAACGGTTTTCAAATAAGCCTTTGTTTAATATGTGGAACCAACTCTGTGCCTGTGCTAGTGTGGGTCGATGATTTTTAATGTCAGCACGTTTTATCAACGCCTGTTTGACTTGGTAGCGAACTTTCTTCACTGCTTTTACTGAAATTTTTCTTCGTTTCGTAAGTTTCATAAAGTACGCATATAATTGGGGGTTGACTTTATTACCAATTATGCTATACTGTAATTATCCAAAAATGACGTTTCAAAATACTAGCAAAAAACTCGAAACTATTAACGATATAGTGCGTTTATTAGCATATAATTCACACCTAATATTAGGCGATGAGAAAGACACCAAAGTGTGCGTATCTCTTGCTGAGAGTACCTATGCTTGGACTGAGAAACAGGGAGGACTTGCTCTTAGAATAGCAATCAAGTATCGAGGAATTATAAAAAAATTAGGATTGGAGATTGATGAGCTGTTATCTAATCCTGTGTATGAAGAACCATTTAGGATCATTAGTTCTGAGAAATCTATAGAAAAAATATTTGATAATAATCAAAACGAATGGATTCAAATACAATTTCCATACAATGAAAAACTAATACAATTGATACGATGTCTAAAAAATAAAAAAACACAAGGCATTCTTAATATGCGATATGATGGAGAAACTAGAATATGGACCATGCCTTATGTTGATATTGTGATCTACTACATAACACTAATTGCTGTGAGATACGATTTTAAAATTTATTGCTCTGAAATTATTAAAGACTTTGAGGAAATAAGACGAGAAAAACAGACACATAAATTGTGTAAAGCAGAAATAGAGGACGGCTCTGTAAGATTAATCAATGCTGTAGAATCATTACAAGAGTTTTGGAATGAACACGTTGCACCACTGCCCTATATCCAACAAGTGGATCAATTAAAAAACTTTGAAATTCCTTTTAATAAAAAACCTGTTACATCGTTGAGTGAGTCTATGGCTTTTGCTTCTAAACGTGATCTGTTTATACCTCGAGGACAGTTTACTAAGCGTGATTTTTTACAAGCAATGCAAGAACTGAACACGTTCCCTGCTATTTGTATGATTTACGGTAATGTGGAAACTGATGAGGATCTAATAGAATTTAGAGAATGGCTGGACGCAATCAAACAAGTGGGCATTAAAGAACAAGAATTATGTTTTGGTTTTGAAAAAGATGTAAAAGTATGGAATTATAGAGAAGATGGTGCTGATTTAATTAGATTGAATAACAACAATCGGCAATGTGACAAAAATACCAAAATAATATTTGTGAGAAATAAGATACCAAGATCGTTAATAAAAGCAAATGCTCAAGTGCGTTCTGCATTTATGATGCAGGATGGTGCTTATTGGTCGGGAGGTTCTACCTCTTTGAATATTTTAGTTGATAATCTGCCAAAAAGACTGTACTATATGAGTGAATGTCCGCAAAACTTTAAAGGTGAAGAAATAACAAATGAGTTCATGCAAACTGGTAATAAAAGACGAAGTTAACGTTAAGTTTGAAGATCTATCGCTTGAACACAGAAAAAAACTAAGCAATAAATTTAAATTCGAAATACCGTATGCAAGACATCTTCCAGCAGTAAAGTTGGGAAGATGGGATGGCAAAGTTAGTTTCTTTGGATTAGGTGGTACAACCTATCTGTCATTGGTTGATCAAATTTTACCTATATTAGAAGATGCTGGCGTGTATGTTGAAGTAGAGGACCAACGAGAAAAACACAATTTTGAATTTAAATTAATCGATAAAAATCTTTTGTCAGACATACAATGGCCTAAGAATCATCCGTGTGCTGGACAACCAATCGTGCTACGAGACTATCAAGTGGAAGTGATTAATAAATTTTTAGAACACCCTCAAAGCATTCAAGAAATTGCCACAGGTGCAGGTAAAACAATTATCACTGCGGCTCTCTGTAAACTGGTTGAGAACTATGGAAGAACATTAACTATTGTGCCAAACAAAAGTTTAGTCACACAAACCGAAGACGACTTTATTGCTTGTAATCTCGATGTGGGGGTGTACTATGGTGATCGAAAAGAATTAGGAAGACAGAACACAATTGCAACTTGGCAATCATTAAATATTCTCGAAAAGAAAAGCAAAGACGAAGAAACTACAGACTTTTTAGAAGCCATACAGAATATTAATACAGTAATCATTGATGAAGTACATATGGCCAAAGCAGATGTACTTAAAAGATTATTAACAGGACCATTTGCAAAATGTGGTATACGTTGGGGGCTCACAGGCACAGTGCCCAAAGCAGATTTTGAATTCTATGGTTTAAAATGTTCTATTGGCGATGTGACTCATAAAATACCTGCTAAGGAATTACAAGACAAAGGCGTGTTAGCACAGTGCAATGTAAATGTGTTACAAACACAAGATCATCCAATATTTAAAAATTATCAAGAAGAATTAAAATGGTTAACTACAGACGAAACTCGAATGGAATGGATTGCTAGTACTATAGAATCCATAGCTTCATCAGGTAACACACTGATACTTGTGGATAGAATATCAGCAGGAGAGATGCTTGAGAAGAAATTAAAAGATTCAACATTTATTTCGGGATCAACCAAAAATATAGATCGAAAAGAGCACTACGATGAAGTATCTACTGCAACAAATAAAATTATTATTGCCACATATGGAGTTGCCGCTGTGGGGATTAATATTCCTCGTATTTTTAATCTTGTCCTAATAGAACCAGGCAAGTCATTTGTGAGAGTGATACAAAGTATTGGACGAGGTATACGTAAAGCCGAAGACAAAGAATCGGTACAAATTTGGGATATTACCAGTTCTTGTAAGTTTGCAAAAAGGCACTTAACTGAGAGAAAAAAGTTTTACAAAGAGGCCAATTATCCGTATAATATAGATAAAATAGATTATGAAAATCCTTACGTTAGAAAATAAAACATACACCTTAGAAAAGATTCCAGAGTTTGTGGATGACAGTTTACGTTTTGCAGTATTAGACAACTCTAATCCACAAGATCCAGATTATTTCTTTGTTCCTTTAATATTTTTAGAATCATTTTCAGCGCCAGCGGCTGTGCTACAAATAGGACCATACAAAGTCACTATGCCATTAGATTGGAAAGTAGTTATAGGTGACCCAGAAGAAGGAGAGCTGTTTGTTATGTCAATAACCAGTCTTAATGATCGAGGATTCTCTGCATTCCTTTACAATCCACTCACAGGATCTAAACCAGATTTTGCAGAAATAGACATTGTAGATATCTATCAAGAAGTTAAATGGTATTTCCCAAAAGTAAAATCTGGACAGATGTTAGCAGTACCTCTTACTAATGGAGAAAATCCGCCGTGTGCTTATTTTGTTAAGGACATATCTCGACAGTCAGAAACACTAGACTACGGATCGGTATGGTAAACAAAAAGAACATAGTTAAGATTAAAAAACCAATATTAGAGATTGGCGGGACACCGATACTTATGAATAGACATTGGTATGATCATATTAAAAAACATCTAGATGAGATATCTTTAGAATTACCAATTAAAGAAATATATGATTCTGAAAAGCATTTACTTGTTGAATTCAAAAGTGCTAAAATAGCCACAATGTTTAGATTAAAATATGGCGACAGAACAAAATAGAAAATTTTTTGAACTTAGAAACGGCATGAAAGCCATCGATTTTCGTAATAAAGATTACTACGATCGTATAGATGAAAAAGAACAATCTTTGTATTCACCTTATATGATTATGAGATATGCATCAGCAGTATCTGGAGATAGGTTCTATCAAGAGCATTATGTTGAAATGATCAATGAAT